ACTACAGCTTTCGGTATTACAATGAAGTTTTAATAATTTAAAACTACAATAAAATCTTGCAAGGGAGCTATTAAGGTAGCTCCTTTCTTGCTTACTGCTTATTAAACTGTTATTATAATCAAAATGGAGATTTGAAATGACAGACGAACATTACCCATACGATAAAATATTTGATCAACCACATCCAGGTCTTATAAGGCAAGAACTTGTCACTTATACTGAACTTGATGGTCGAGTTCATCGCACTACAGTCACCAGATCATTCTTTGGTAACGACTACCACGATTCTACAACCTCTTGCCCTATAGGATAAACTATGTCACTTAAAGATAAACTTTCTAAAGTAAATCCACAAATCAATATCGAACGTGCTGAAAACGGTTGGATTTTTGAAGCTTCTGGTCGCTCACATGATGATGACTGGAAAAATGTGAAGATTCTTGTAAACACTTCAGACACTCTATACAGCTTGATTCAAGAACATAATGAGATGGAAACCGACTAATTGGCATCACTTTTCGCCTACACAGGTGAAGTTGAGGTCAAACCGTTAGTTCAATCTTTTAATCCTTGGTTAGAAGATCGATGTAAGCAAATTCTTAACTTTCCTTATCACTTACAGTGTCATGCCGCTCTTTGGCGTGAACAATTTCAAAAGCCTTCGTGGATAGTCTATAATCTTAATTGTTTTTGGACTACTCACGGAGGCTCTCGTTTACTTGTAGCCTATTTACGTGGAGATAGATATATTAAGGCTAATATCCTATGTCAATATACTGAGCCACCGTTACCTGGTTTGGTACCCTTTACAGATCTAAAAGTTACTAATAATATGCTAAAGTGGGACGACGACGATCACGAATGGGATAAGTGGTGTGTTAGTAACATGAACTTTGAACACGGAATAAAGATTAAGTGTGGATCTATTGATCATGTTTTAGTTGATAAAAAACCTATACAAACAATACAAGGTAACTACGTCTCTATAACTCGCAGGCTTTTAGAGAAAGTATCCGACTGGAACAAGGATAAAGAGTATTGGAAATCATTGAACACATAAAATGGTGGCGTGTAAATAGAGTCTTTTCTCAAGATGAAGGAGATAGAATTAAAGCCTATATTCGTGGTCACGTTCTTCTAAATTTTGCACACGGAAAACGAGATGATGCCATTAAAAGAACTTTTGTAACTAAAAGCTCGCCTTTTAAATATATTTTTGAAGAATTAGATGTAGAATTAAGAGAGTATTTTAAAGATTATATATTAAATACTGATAGGCTTAGAGTTGAACTTTGTGCTGATGCACAAGGTATGTGGATTGATCCACACTATGATATAACAGAAAAATCTTTTACAATGCAAGTATTTTTAGGTCATGGAAGTACTGATGGTACTATTTTTCATTTTGAAGAAGGCTATGACTATGAAGTACCTTGGGTTGGTAACTGTGGTTATGTTATTGTTAGAGACAAACCCTTGCTACATAGTCTAAATAGAGTTAAACAAAAAGTAAGACACACAGTTTTAATTAATTATGTTAATGACTCATGGAATAACACTTCACAGTTGCTTTATGGATAATTGTTTGATATAATACTAAAATTATGGAGATTTATATGAATAGAAATGAACGAGATAAATACGAAAGAATTATTCATCTTTTGCGTGAAATTGAGTTTGCTAGATCGCAGCTTCAACCACACGATACAGGTCATATCAATACTGCAATCAGTTGGATGGAAAAGCGTGTGACTGCCTTGACTAAAGAACTTAGAAATAATGACACCGATTGAAATATTTGAATACAAGCAAAAATGGAAACCTGGATATGTAGTCAGACTTCACTCAGACCTGAGAAGTAAAGCTAAAGATTATTGTAAAGTTCAGATGCTTAAACATCAATGGGATGTTAATGAATATACTAACTCTTACGAAGATACGTGGGTGTTTGAAAATAGACTAGATGCCATTAGCTTTACAGCACAATGGGATGAAAGGTTTGTAAATCAATAAGATGAATAAACATTTACTAAATAATTTTAATAATAACTCTTTGCAGTATGACAAAGAAAAATACCCCTTTGATAAATATGTATTGTCAGTTATTCAAGAAGATCACCCTTATGTAGTTGAATTATCAAAGATTCATACATACAATCTTAGCGGTAATCAAATTCTTAAAATTAGTGAAAAGGTTCAAAAATCTTTTAGTAGTCATGAATTTGGTACTATGATTGATTCATTTGCTAGCGACTATTTACAGCCATTGATTGGGGACACAGAGTTTCTTGTCAAAAGATACCCAACCCTTAATTTTGTTGTTCCTAATCAAGAAGTGATCGGTAGACGTTTACCTTTTCATCAGGGTGTTACTTATGATAATGGTCGTGGGCAAGGAACAATTTGGATGCCCTTAACACCAACATTCGATAGTAATTCTATGTATGTTGTTGATCATGAGAGTAGTAAAAAAATTACCACTTTTGCTATTATAAATCAAATTACCTTTGAAGAATGGGAGAGATTATGTTTAGAAAGCTCTTATCCTATTAAGTATGATGTTGGGTTTGCTCATCTTTTTCATCAAGAAATAATACACGGAAATGTTAATAATGTTACCGACAATACTAGAATGGCTATTGACTGGCATATACTATTAAAAGACGAAGAGTTTGGCTGTAGAATTCCTGGAGGGTTTTTTAGAAAAAAAGAGGACTTCAAAGAAGCTACATTAGTCAATAATTCTCAACAAAGTATTATTTATATATCAAGCAACTCTGAGTATGATAAAAATATTGTTAAAATACATCAATATAATATGATCAAAGCATACTGTGACGCTAACAATATAGAATATAATTTTAAACTAGAAGAAAACGATCATTTTGCATGGCTGCCCTATTTAGAGAGCCTAATGGAGCATGATTACATAGGCACAATACTTATGCTTAGTATATTCAGCCTACCTGATGACAAAGAACGAAGAAGTACAATACTTCAAAAAGCAGTTAAAAATAAGAAAAAAATTGTTTTTGCAAATGAAATGCAAATTATTGAAAACTTAAAGGATATAGCTACCGTTGAGTACTATAGAACTTTTGCTGTAAAGAAAAAAGGTAAGTATTATTGGGAATGATTTACGGTAGTGAAGGTTTAATTGATACTGATTTTATTATCAAAACTAATCTTGATACAGATAATCTTGAATGGGAAGAAGCTTACTTATTAGCTGCTAATGAAACAGGGGTTTTGTTTGATTATAAAGGATCAAATGAAAATATAAAACAAGAGCAGCTTTATATCTCAAAGGGTATGAACCCCGAATCAAGTAAGCATTACGCTATGTTTAACGTCTCTTTAGATTTAGATAATTTTTTCCCTAATCATTACTATTATGTGTCTTACTTAAAATTACCTGCTGGGTATAACTTGTGGTGGCATAGAGATTTTTATTATTCTTTTCTTAATAAGCATAATATAAAAAATAGAAATAAAAATTCAATCAGAAGAACTATAATTAATCTAAATAATTGGAGTCCAGGTCAGTTATTTCAAGTAGAAGATGCTATTGCAATAGATTGGAAAAAAGGTGATTGTTATACTTTTAGAGAGAATATCTGGCATGGAGTAGGTAACTTCTCGCTTGAAGATTATATAATCATGCAAGTTACTTGGATAGACAAAAATGATATTTTATGAAAAATGTTTATTTAGCACAGTTTTCTACTGTCTCACTTGATACCTATTACTTTTTTCCTTATTCTGTAGGACTTATTCAGTCTTATGCTCATTCTGTACCTATAATTGCAAAAAATTACGATTTAAAACCTCTGCTGTGGAAGAAACTACCAATTGATGAGTTAGTAAACTCACTTGATAATCCTGCAGTATTTGGCTTTTCTAGCTATGTGTGGAATGCTAACTACAATTTACAACTCGCAAAAGCTGTTAAAGCTAGATACCCAGAGTGTATTATCGTGTTTGGGGGTCCTGGCGTTCCTGACGCAGATGCAGACTTCTTTGTTAATCATCCTTGGGTTGATTACCTAATCCACACTGAAGGCGAGCAGAGTTTTGCAAATCTTTTAGAGACTCTATTAAAAGGTCCTTGTAAAACTCATGTTGCAATTCCCAGTAACCGTACTAAATCACTTGACACAATTCCATCACCTTATCTATCTGGCGTATTTGATTCAGTGCTTGCAGAAGCAGCAGAACAGAAAGTAATCATCAATGCACTACTTGAAACTAACCGTGGTTGCCCTTTTAAATGTACCTTTTGTGATTGGGGAGGGCTCACTTTTTCTAAGATTCACTGTTTTGACTTAGACCGAATCAAGCAAGAGATAACCTGGCTAGGCAAAAACCAAATAGAGATGCTTAGTTTAGCTGACGCAAACTTTGGTATTTTTCCAGATCGTGATCTTGAGATAGCACAGTGGGCAATAAAAATTAAACAAGAGTATGGATTTCCAAAATACTTTGATACTTCTTGGACTAAAAACACTAAACCTGTGACTATTGAAACTGCTAAATTATTAATGCAGGCCGGTATGTTGCGCAAGTTTGTTATGAGCCTCCAAACCTTAGATATTCAAACTCTAAGCAATATCAAACGCAGAAACATTGATGGTAGTAAGTTTTCACAACTTATTGAAGATCGCAGTGTGAGTGTTTCAACAGAATTAATAGTTGGCTTACCAGGTGAAACTCTTGCGTCTTATAAACAAGGAGTGTGTCAGTTGATTGATGATGAGATTAAAATTATCACTAATCCACTTACTTTATTACCTAATTCTGAGATGAGTACTTCTGAGTATCGCTCTCAATGGTCAATCGAATCTGTTACCTTTAAAAGTTCGTGGTCTTCACATGGTATAGACGAGTGGGAAGAACTTGTGGTTGCTACCTCTTCTTATACTACTAAAGATTGGAGTGAAATGATACTTTGGGGTTGGCTCACCGTATTTTTAGAAACCTACTACTGGACTGATTTAATAGCAAAGAGTTATAACACACAAATGTGGTACGATTGGTGTTATGCTTGGTTTAGAACACATAATAACCCCCTTACTCCCTGGCTTTCAAGATGGGAAAATCATTTATCTGATGGACTAAGCTATGAATTATGGGGTGGAGGGGTTGGTACTACAGATTTAGATGCAAATCAAGCAATTATAGACAGTACTTGTTGGAATGAAACTTTAAAGCTATGTGTTAAAGAATTTTGTGATACACATTCTCTTCCTCATCCTTCTACTTATATACTAGAAACACAAGCTAATAGACATAAAGTTATAGACGGCTATTCATCGCTTTCACAACAGCTTGTCGCAAACCGTTGGAACTTTTTATCGCAAAATTTAGAGCACCAAGCTAACTAGATACAGCAAGTCCATACTTGTCAAATTGTCCTTTTATGTTTATACTACTTCAATAATGATGTTTTTAAGGATTATAATTAAATGATAGGAAATACCTTTTGGGAAGAGTTAGAGATTGATGCTGTTGAAGTAGGTGAAGATGTGAAACACAAGGCTCACACTTTAATTGATCATTGGGGTAGTAATTTGACTGAAAAAGACCTCTTAAATTTATCTGCTTACTCAAAGTGTGCTGATACACCTATTCAGTGTGCGTTAGCAAAAGCAGCCCTATCCTACTACCAAACTAAAAACTTTATTCCAGAACATATTCATTCAGATATGGATACAACTCCTAAGAAAAAGTGGTGGAAGTTTTGGACAGCCGTATGATTCAACTCTATGAAGCACGCTTAGATAACTGTCTTATGGCTCGTGACCGTTGTGAAGAAGACAGTTGGGGCTGGATGTTTTGGCAGTCTCGGTTTACAATACTACTTAGACGACTGAATATTGAACTTACAGGGGCGAAGTGTTACGGTAGCACAGCTGGCTCCAACCCAGCGGGACAGGGTTCAATTCCTTGCGCCCCTGCCAATAAGGATTTACAATGACTGAAATTAAACAAGTAATGATGAGTGAAGACAGGTCTAGACGAGCTGAAATATTTTCAAAAAACGATGTTTGGCACGTTAATATGATTATTGGAGGACAGCTTATAGAGTGTCGTCCGATGATTTCTGATGGTACTGTACATTCGTTGCACTATGCAGAGGATGCAGCAGAAAACTGGTGTATGGGAATTATAGAGTAAGCGGGTATAGTATAATGGCTATTATTGCAGCCTTCCAAGCTGAGGATCGGAGTTCGAGTCTCCGTACCCGCTCCAACTTATGAATCAGTATAAAGATTTAAATCAAGTTAAATCTCTAATTAAACAAGCCTTTCTTATCAATCAAGTACTAGATGAATACAAGTTTACGAGTATTTTAGATATAGGTACTGGGCCTGGGATTATTAAAAGAGTTCTTGTCAAACAAGGTAAATTATGTGATACTGTAGAACAGTATCAGCAATGGGGAGACTTTACCTCCTTCAACCCTTCAATTGATTACAGAATGGGGTATTATAAAGATAGAAAGTGGGAACTTCCTGTACTAGATAAAACGTATGATTGTGTCGTACTTTCAAGGTTTTTTGATCTTTTTCATACTGAAGTTGATTTTGAGTCTGTAGTAACAACATTGACCATGTTATACTCTAAAAATATTTTGATTCTACATAATCCAACAGCGTGGAGACTTAATACCCACGTGCAATCAATAGCAAAACGCCATGACACTTTCCTATGGCCTATATATGTGTTACAGAGGTAGAGAGATAAACAGATGTTTCTTAAAGAAGTTTCTATAAATTACAACTTTGATTTTATCTACGATATTGATTGGGAACAGTTTGAGCACGACTGTTTAGGGCATCAACAAGTAGAACTTAAAGATATTCACGATAAAGTTGGTGGCTTTCCTAAATCATTAAGTCATTATAACACTATGTTTTATCAAAAATTCTTTGATAACAGTGAAATAGATTATACAGATTTAGGTAATCAACTAGGTATAGAGGCAATTACTGTATCAATGATTAAACAACCACCTGGCATGACTAACCCTATGCACCGCGATACTTTTTACCAGATCAATAAGAAATTTCCAAATGAAGAAAGAACAAAAGTCAGAGCTAACTTACAGCTGTTAGACTGGAAAGCAGGACACTTCTTACAGTTTAATGACACAGTAGTTACGCACTGGAAAGCAAATACGGGACATATGTGGGATTCAACAGTTCTTCATTTAGCAGCAAATGCAGGTCTAGAAGACCGTTATTCACTTCAAGTTTCAGGATTTTTAAACTCTTAATGGTTCGCTATACAAATCTTCCCGACAATAAGAACAAACCTTTTGGAGGTGCTTACAGTGTTTATGATGAAAATACTGTATCTCATCGCGACTACTTAATTCAAGAGTATGCAAAAGATACTTTAAGTCTCGACTTTGAGCAACTTAAACTTGATTATTTTGATGAATTTAAACACTTTCTCGGAAATTCTCATAATTTAATTGGTCTTGATTCTTACATTCATTCTTGTTTTACTCAAGGCACGACTGAATCCTTTACTCATTTTTATATTAGATATAGAAATAAAAACAGATTGAGGCTTGCTCGTGGAGAGTATTTTTATCATCAGATGATAAAATCTATGTACTATCCTATGCGCTTTGATTGGTTAGAAGATGATGAGCTAAAACAAGGAGACGTGTTAGTAATTAGTGCTCCTTTTTCTGATACTTGTGAACTATATCCAAATCTTGAGCAAATACTATGTGAGTGTGATGAAAAAGAAATACCTGTTCTTTTGGATCTTGCATATCTTAATATTGCAATTGATTTGGAGATAGACTTATCGCACCCTTGTTTAGAGTATGTTGTGTCTTCTCTTTCTAAAGTTTTTCCTGTAGAGAATCATAGGATAGGTATCAGATTACAAAAAGAGATATTTGAAGACCCGTTATATGTAATTAACGAGCCCAATTATAACTATATTAATATGTTAAGCGTGTACTTAGGTTTAAAAATGATGCAAGAGTTTGGTCCTACCTATATTTACAATAAATACGTAAATAAACAGCAAGAGTACTGTATGAAATTAGGTCTTAAACCTACTTCTTGTGTGTATTTTGGGTTAGATCTTGATAACAAATTTCCAGAATATAATAGAGGTAGAGAACATAATCGTTTGTGTTTTTCTAGATTATGGGATGGTAGAATGACTTATGAACCTCCTATTTGATTCATTAAATAAACCTAATTTAGAATCTTATAACGCACCCAATGCATATTCCTATTTTTATCACAAAGGTTTTTATGTACCACAGATATTCTATCAATACAAAGATATAATTAAATGTTATACTACTAATCAGATTAATGAGTTGGATTTTTTTGTATATCCAATTAATTTCTGTGATCCCTATTACCACCCAGAGCTAAATAAAAGCGGTAAGTTCTTAACCCACATTGATAAACAGGTATTAGACAAAGTAAAAAACAATAAAGGTATTATTTTAATTGATGCTATTTATGAAGCCTTTAATCTAAATCATTCTTTGGAACTCAAAGAGAATATTGAAAAACTAACGGGTATCAATAATGTATTTTTAAATTCAAGATTTTTTCATCTATTTCCTGATGATACTTTTTTTACAAACTTTCCTTCTCTTCTTGAATTTTCTGAGTGCCATGTACAAATTGACAACGAAATTAAGGTTAATACAAATAAAAAATTCTGCCTATTTGGTTCTAGTATTGATAAACACATTGGTGGTCTATGTCTTATAAAGTGGTTAAAAGAGCAAAAACTTCTTTCTCAGGGTCACATAAGTTTATCTCGTACCACTAGTGTCCTTGATAATGGTCGTTGGTTAGCGTTTATACGTCCTTTTATAGCTATAGATGCTCTTAACTACGTTGACTTCAATATTGTTGTAGAATCGTGGTTTACCTCTGTAGGCAATGAAGATTATCCATTCTTATCTGAGAAAGTATTTAGAAATATCCATTATAAAAAACCTTTTGTATTAGTAGGGCAGGTAGATACTATTAAACAGTTTAAAAGGTTAGGCTATAAAACTTATGATGAAGTGTTTGACGAGTCTTATGACACAGAAAAAGACAGTTATATTAGGTTACACAAAGTCTTTACACAAATACAACGGTTGATTAATGAACCAGAAGATTTCTGGCAGAAAAACAAAGAAAAACTAGATGATATACATAATCATAACTTAAATAATTACAAAAATAGAATACTAAGTTTAAGTAAATTTTATGAAGATCTTACACGTGGAGTAATTTAATGAGCTGCAATAACGATTGGGATCCCTTAGAAGAAATCATTGTAGGAACTGCTGACTTTGCAAATATACCTGTTCCTAATATCAGCGTAATGAAATCTCAATTTCCTGAGTACGAAGAGACTTTTATCAAAGAGTTTACAGGGTTTTACCCAGACCAAATCATAGAAGAACAAAACGAAGACTTAGACAAACTTGCAGACGTATTAAAAAGATTAGGAGTTACAGTTCATCGTCCTGATACGTCGTACGCTACAGCTGAAACTAAATCTCCTACTTGGCATGGAAAAAATTGGCATTATTATAGTCCAAGAGATCTTACTCTTGTTGTAGGCGATACACTCATAGAAACTCCTTCACCAATTTGGAATCGTCAATTTGAAACATGGGGTTATAGAGATGTTTTTACTAAGCTTTGGCATGAAGGATATAATTGGATTAAAGCACCCGTTCCAATGCTTTACGATGAGAACTATAAAGAAGATACAAAAGGCGTACCTTCTTTGCACAATGAAGAAATACTTTTTGAGGCAGCTAATTGTGTTCGTATGAATGATGATATACTCTATCAAGTATCAAACACCGGTAATGAAAACGGAGCTAAATGGTTACAACGAGTTTTAGGAGATTCTTATAAAGTACACGTAGCAAAAGATCTTTATTCTTATGCTCATCTTGATAGTACTATTGTTCCATTGAGAGAAGGTCTTGTACTATATAACGCAACAAGGGTAACTCCTCAAAACGAACCTGAAGTATTCAAAAACTGGGATAAGATTTGGGTCCATGACTGTGTAGGATCGGCTAATTCCTTCAATCTTCCTTGGGGTGCAAGTGAGTGGATTGGCATGAACTTACTCAGCGTAAATGAAAATCTTGCTATTGTAGATAAAAAACAAACTGAAATCCACGATAAACTTAATCGTTTTGGTATTGAAACTATTCCTCTCGAATTAAGACATGATAGAGTTTTAGCTGGAGGGTTCCACTGCGTAACTCTCGATCTCAAAAGAAAAAATGCTTAACATAGTTCTTGATAACTTGAACACTTCAAATGTTTGGTTTCCCAAAAAACCGAACTGCTTTCCGTGGTTTAGTAAATCACTTGTTTCTGAACCACGTAGTAGTACGTCTAAATTTCAACAACCAGACCACAAAGTAACACTTCCAATTTTACTTTATTGTATGGAAAATTTTTCTATCCACAACTCAGCAAACCAATTAGATACGTTTATTTATCCTGTATCAATGCCTGAACCTTACATTCAAGTTAGGTCTTTAATAGCAAATCAAAATGCTTATGGTTTTTGGTCTCACGTCTCTGATAGCGTAATTGAAGCGTTGAAAGAAAAAAGAGGTTGGATAATTATTGATTTACATTCTGAACCGCTCGGTCAGTCTGACTTTGATGATATGTTAGTTGCATTGTCTGATACTTCTGTATTTCCAAATGATAGAATCTTAATAAACGTAACCTCTCCTCATTTTGCTGATAATAAACGAGTATTTTGTTATCCTAGCCATTTGGAACTTGGTTGCATTATGCATGAGTTATACCCTAATTTAAATATTATAAATCCTTGTCCTTGTCATCCTAAAAATTTAAAAAAGTTAGACTATCTACGCAAAAGATTTCTACTTCTTAGCAGTCATAGAGATCTCCCTATTAACGCGATTTTAGATAAGTATGCTAGTAAATATCCTAATTTGTTTTTAGATAGTGCAAACAATTTAGAAAACACATTTTTTAGTTCTCGTTTTTTACTTTTACCTAACGCACTGTATGCAACTGATTTTAATATCGCGATAGAAGCTTATTTAGAAAACAATGTGGTTGAGTATCCGTTTCTTACTGAAAAGACTTTGAGAAATATTAAGTACAAAAAACCTTTTATTTTACTAGGTCAACAATCAACTCTCGCAGCTCTTCATAAATTAGGCTACAAAACTTTTCATCCATTTGTTGACGAGTCTTATGATGAAATTAAGGATACAGAACTAAGATGTGCAACAGTGTTAAGAGAATTAAATAGATTGAGAAAAATGAATGATACTGAGTGGTCTAACTTTTTAGATAACTGCAAACCTATAGTTGAACATAATTATAACAATCTACTAAGACGTGTAAATCAAACTAGGGCTTGGCTAGAGGAGTTAAAAAATCTATAATGAACAAAGAATATTTAGAGACTCAACTTAAACTTTATGCAAACTACCCGCAATACTGTGAGTATTTATTGACAGTATGGGAATATCTTATAAGGAGAAACAATGCTAGATAGAGAACAAATGCTAAAAGCTCTCGTAGCTCACGCAGAAGGACACTTAGCTAAACACCAAATGAATGTGGAAGTTTATCTTAAAAATCCTGCTGGAATTGGTGAGCATCAAGACATCTTTGAAGCAATGGAGCTAGAAATTTTTGAAATGGCTAAATATCACGACGTAATTGAAATGGTAGAAACATACCTTGAATGATGGAAAATCTTGTTGATAAGGCAAACGAACTTACTAACAGAGAAAACCCACTAACTGCTCATAACCCTAAAGTCCCTAATCCAACTTTAATTATATTAGATCATATAATTACTAATTTATTAGATGCAAAAAGAGCTGCTCTTGCTCTAGGTTGTTTTACAGCACGAGACTTAGACTATTTACTGCCAATTTGTAAAAAAGTAAATAAACAGATAGAGTGTGTAGATTCTTTTGAGCCTTTACAAGAACCCATTAGAACTAATTTAATTAAAGAAATTGAGAAAAAGTACAACTCTCCTTTAGTAGAGTGGACTTGGGATGATGGTTCTACTAGTAAGTACTTAAGAAGTGCAGACTATATTTATTGTTCCTTAGACCATAGATTTCCTATGGACGAGTTGATGTTATCTGCTGATTATCCTTGTGTGTGGGCAAAAAATAATCCATCATGGTTATGGCCTCTAATTGGGCAAGCTTTGTACCAACAAAAACTATTCACTTTAATTTGGTGTACTAATGGTTTAACACTTTTTACTAACTCACGTCAGCTTAAAGACGATTTTTTAGATACAATACCTACAATCAATTCTAAGTTGAAAAAAATTAATTTTTATGTAGATAATTCGGGATTTACTTGTAAGTTGAGGTCTACTTCAAAAACTGGTGATGGTTGGCAGCCTGAGAAAAGTATATGGAAAGAGCTTAATTCATTATGAGCTGGAAGTTTGACGAATCTATATCACGAATTTATGAAGGTCATGTTCTTCAACACATTCCTTTGTATGAAAAAACTATTAACTACTGTCTAGATTATGCAGAGAATCATATACCAAAAGATGCTCCTATTTTAGACTTTGGTTGTGCGACAGGCGTGACACTACGAAAGTTTGCTTCTCGTGGTTGGACTAATCTTTGGGGTGTTGATAGCTCTCCTGTTATGTATCAAAACTATGAAGATGATATAATTAAATACTCTACAAACATTGAGCCTGAACAATATGCTCTTACGCTCTGTAACTGGACTTTACATTTTTGCCCAAACAAGTGGTTAACAATAGATCAACTGCTTAAATGTTCTAAAACTTTGATAATTTCTGATAAAACTCTTCATTCTAAGCAACAAGAAATTGCATACGAACAGTGGAAGATAGATCAAGGATGTACTAGAGAAGAAGTTGAAGAAAAGAAACGCAGCTTACAAGGGATAATGTACTTACATCCTGTAGCAGATTATATTGATTTTTTAGAAAACTACTCAATAGTTCATTCAAAACTTGGGTTTTATACTTTTTTAGGACACGGTAACGCATGAGTATACCCCCTAATTTAAGAGATATACGTGCTAAAGGTAGAATACAGCAACTTAAAGTAATGAATAAACGGTGGAAATCAGATTTAACTGGTACTATTTATGAGTTTGGTTGTAAGCAGGGTGAGATGGCGTGGTTTATGGCACAACAAGCAGAGTGTGTATATTGCTGGGACATACTCGAAAAGTACAAGTCTTTTTGTGATAGCTTGCCTCGTAAAAAACCTATTTGGGTTAAACCACACCATGTTCCTTTAGTTGATACAGTATATTTAGGCGGTGTATTACTTTGGGTAGCGATTGATCATGATGTAAGCGCTTGGATTGACGCTCATGTTAATCACATTCAAGCACCTGTTTGGATTTTTAGAGAGAATCTTGAAGCTTGGGTAGATGATCGTGTGCCTTACTCTTATACCTCTCCTGGTTGGGCAAAAACTCAAGAGTGTGTAGAACAGGGCTCTACGTTGAGAATTACAGATATAAAAGAAGCTTCTACACTAAACGTAGATGGAAGGATAGACGTCAATAGGTTTATCAGGTGTGAGCGAATTGTTAGTTGACATTTTTTAGTTTGCAGATTATAAAGGATTATGTTATTGTAATAAAAAATAACCCCTTTAGGAGATTGAAATGACACAAAAAATTAAATGGTTACTCTTTCATGAGCCTGCTGAATTGTTCATCCGTACTGCACGACACTTTGAACAAGAACTTAATGCTTTGACAGATGGAGCCTATGAGTTTGAGATTTTAGAACTCGCAGACTATGAAACAAAATACTTAAATGGCAATCGTTGTGACCCTATTACAGAGTTAAAAGAAGGTCGTGTTCAAATGAGCCAGATCTACATTAACAACTTAGCTCGTGCAAATGTTACTAACTTCTTAGCACTAGGACTACCTTTCCTTTTCCGCGATCATGCTCATGCAGCTCGCGTATTTGAAGGTGAAATTGGTGCAGAACTTTTAGAGAATATCAAAGAACGCATTGGTATCAAAGGTCTTTCGTTTACCTACTCTGGTGGATATAAGTGTATGGCAGTAAACCGTTCTATCAAGCAAGTCTCTGATTTTGCAGGATTAAAGTATAAAGTTCGTCCAAATGCTGTTTCTTCTTCAATCTTTGATGCACTTGGCGCAACTCCTGCTGAGAAGTCTGATATTGATATTGCTGATACAACTCTTCCTCGCTATCATGCTGATGCTCGTGAAGATCAAACCTATGCTATCAATACGGGTCATGCAATGTATCTCACTACAATTCTAACCAACAATGAAATGTTCAACGCCATGAGCGAAGAGCATCAAGCAGCTTTTGTAAAGGCAGCTAAGATTGCGGCTTCTGCTGAACGCACACAAAGTGTACAAGATGCAAACGAAATTGCAACTACTCCAACTCTTCAGCGTGAGCGTGGAATTAATGAATTTATTACTTGGAATGAATCTCAGCTTGAAGAACTACGTGCTCGGTTGATTCCAGTTCTTAACTCTTGGAAAGCCTACTTTCCGAATGACTTGGTTAACCGCATCCAAGCTTGTTAATGCTTGACGCACAGTTTAACGAATCTACCCTTCCTAGTCAAGGTGCATACATAGTCTCAACATATTCTAACATATTTATAGACCGTATACACCTTGACTATCTCTACTCCCTCTCACACCGTTTAATTGTTATTGGCTCTGAGCCTATAGTTCATCCTGTAATAAGAACTCACTATCCTAACGCACTTACCTTTCACACAACAGATGTTGAACACTATAATGGTACTTTACTAAATGGATGCTTATCAAAAACACTAATGTCTAAGTCTCTTCGTACATTTACAAAACATTCCGCATTTCGCACATTTAGACTGCAATGGGGAACGGATGGAATGCGGTGGCTAACAAAACAAACAGATGCGACAATTTGGAATCGCACAAGCTATGTACGATCAGGAGACATGCACACAGCTGTATATTGGTTTTCACTACTCCCAAATCTTGCGATTGAAAATTTTGTATTAGACAATGCAATAAATGTATGCTAATTTATAGGCACCAGAGTGGTTGAACTTAAAAACGCTTCGGCACAGCGCGGCACCAGGTTGTTCAATTGCTTTGCGACCGTAGGGAGCTAGGAGTGGAACGGAGTTCCATATCTTGATACGCCACCCTTGCGTCTAAACTATAGTATGAGGAAACTATGAGAAAAGCTACTAATGATATTGACTACAAAAGTTCTCTTAGATATGTAGGTAATATGAACTTTGATTTTGAGACCTATATAAATAACTTTCATAAAGGTCCTCGTAAGGTTGATCCTTACACTAGAATGGCACGTGAACAAGCTACTTTCTTACTAGAAAATTTAGATGCAGAAGATGAGCTTTTTAATTACTTAAAAGTTTTTATGAAATCTAGGTTTAATATGTCCCACTTCGATCCTACAGTAACTTACTGTCCTCCTGGATCTATTACTTTCCCACATATTGATGTTTATAAAGGTGGAAGACGAAGGCTTGGTCTAGATATTCCAGAGGATGATAATTTATATAAAATATTTACTAAGTTTTGGATTCCAATGGAGGATAGAAAGTATGGTCATATTCTAGAAGTTAATGGAGTTATTCTACCTGCATGGAACGCTGGTGATATTTGGACTTTTGATGATAACAGAAATCATTACGCTGCTACACTAGGTATGGAACCTCGATATTTTCTTGCCATCTCTGGTATACATGATGATGTGTGGGAAACCCTTTAGATACTTCTATCTATCACTTGCTTTATACTCAAACATTTGTTAAACTTATTATAACTTGAAATTTAGGGAGATAGTTAGTGACCCGTTCTGATCCGTATGAAGTATATGCAGAATTAGTAAAACATTCTAATGAGTTGATGGATGAAATGGATATCGGTCCTTTGGAATTGGCTGCTTCCTACATGACTCATGCTATGAGAATCTATCGCACAGTACTACCAGAAGAAGACTATCATAAGATGATGACTTCTATCTATAAAAGTAGACATAAGATCGGTCCTATAGAGCGCCCAGTCCTTCATTAATCTTGCTAAATACTCTTTAATTTGTTATATTTACTCATAATTTAATTATAGGAGATTTTCTAATGCCTAATTGGTGCTCTAATTCACTTACTCTTACAGCCGCAACTAAAGAAGAAGCTCAAGAACTTTGCGATCATTTATCTAATCAAGAAGTAGATGACTGGACTTTCTTCGGATTCTTTGTTCCAGAAACTTGGAATGAGGAAGATTGGTACTACTCACGGGTAAATTCTTGGGGAACAAAATGGGATGCTAATTTTGCAGGCTATGATTGGGTAGATGACTACACCGTAGTGATGTCATTTGATACAGCCTGGTCTCCTCCTATTGCAGTTTATGAGGCAGCATCTGAACAAGGTTGGGGAGTTGTTGCTACTTACTATGAGCCTGGTATGTGTTTTGTTGGTTCTTGGGTTGATGGCGTAGACGAACACTATGATTTTCAAGAATGTACTTCTAAAGACGTTCGCGATGTTGTAGGGGATGACCTTGATGACGAGTGGGGAATCTCAGAAATGATGGAAGAATGGGAGAGGGAAAGTGAAGAATATGATCTTCAAGAGACCGCAGCTGACAGTGAAGGAAAGAGCGAAGCTGAGACGCAAGAGACCGAAAACAACTACGATTCTGACGAACATCAAGGCGGTGTCGAACACTGGGGAGCGAAGCGATAATGGCAAAACATAACTTTGGAGAAGTTGTAGGTAAGTGTGAAGTTTGCACTATCAATCTATGGTCATCTGCAGGTGGAGATCCAGTAATTTGGCCTTGTAATGTTAAGGGTTGTCCTCATGAAGCAAAAGATGAGCAACATGCACACTTAAATGTTAGACATGGTGGGGAGATGAGCAGTGGACTCGGACAAATTGATTTTTAACGATCATCAAGCAGCAGAAGTTTTATTTCTTAGAAAACAGGTAGCAGAACTTAGAGATACTATTGAGTTCCTTAAAGAAGATAATAGAGAGCTTACTAAGTGTTACTATAAGGTATTGCATGATAAAAACAAAGAGACCTAGATTTCAGCAGGGAAAGTTCGTTCCAGATCCTACCCTGCTTTCTTTTAATCCAAATATTGATTTATCACTTGTTAATGATGATTCTGTTTCTGATAAGTATTTAGATACTTATCGTTCTTGGATACTTTCGACAAAAAACAACAGTCTATCTGGTTTGTCTTATTTCCCTTTTGCTGCTTTTTCACAAGGTACAACCGAAGCTTTTGATAAATTCTACGTTCGACACTCTAAACGAGTTTTTAGAGTTTTTCGTGGAGAATATGCTTATCATAAAATAATGTTTAAATCAGGACTTGATTGGTCTTTTATTGAAGATTCTCCACTAAGTAAAAATGATGCACTAATTATTTCAATTCCTTTTGCTAAATATTGATCTTACTTATCCTTGTATCAGAGAAGTTACTTTTTCTCTTTCAAAAACATTTCCAGTGTCCAGATTTAGGGTTGGTATTAGATTTTCAAAGGAGGACTATGAAGCTGACGGCTTGTTTTCTCATAATAAAAATAAATATATAAATTTCTTCTCTCAACACCTTGGTATTCAATATATGTTAAACTTTTCTCCAGATTATTTATTTGATACATACAGAGCTAAACAACTAGCGTTATGTTCTAAACTCGCTGTTAATCCCTCTAATGTAGTCTCTCTTGCTACTACACGCGATGAACAATGGAAGCATCTATGTAGAGGAGGAGAGTATTTTAGACTTTGTTTGTCGGATGAATTGGTATAAGTTTTATATTGTTTTTCTATAAAAAATTAGTATAATAATATTATGTCAAATATGTATTGGGAGTACGCAGGTACTCGATACCGTCAAAAATTTCTGGCAATTCAAGCTGCTGGCAAAAATGTAAATTCTATTACATTTAACGCCTTCAGCAATGTCTTTCATAATTACGATTGGTCAATCGAACCTCCTACTCCCTTTTCAAAACTTTGTGACTTAAGAGCGCAACAATTGCGAGATCAGTACTCCTATATTAAACTTTATTTTAGTGGAGGAGCTGACAGCACGACTATGCTTAACGCCTTTTTAAGAACTAACACTTTTATTGATGAAATTGTTATTTGGAGATTAAGCTTAGTGAATGACTTTAATTGTTTTTCAAACTCTGAAGCTAATGACTTCGCTATTCCTTACATAAAAAGTCTTAATCTCCCAAAAACTAAGATTAAGATTTTAGATATAGGACATGAATACTATAGTAAACTACTTGAAGGTGACAAGTTTATCTATACAAAGAATAATATAGATCTAAGGGAAACTTTTATTCCTAAAATTCGTGGCAAGAATTTTTGCCATTTACTTGGGGATTTTGAGCCTTGTATCATTTACGAAGATGGTAAATGGTATGAACAAGTTTTTGACTCTAATAATTTAGTAGAATATAAATATAGGTCTATGGAAGGATTCTTTACTTCTGAGCATTTACCAGAGCTACACGCTAAACAGTGCCATTTGGTAAAGAACTATCTTAAAAATATTAATAAGGATGCTATCCGTACAGAGTGGCAAAAAGTTGTAAGAGAAAAGCCCATAGCTTCTGTACCTAAGTTTATTAAACCTAGAACAGGAACTTCTTTTAGAAGTTTACAAGATATGATGTCTAAAGACTTTGTTATGCTAAAAGCGCGTGGTACAAAAGAACTACGAGATAAGTATTATGGTATTTTAAGCCAAAAAATAAATAATAAAAGACTCATTGATATTGTTGATGGGATCAAAGGTGAAACATTTTGTTTAGGAAATTAAAGGAGCAATAAATGGAAAAGCTAACTCCAAGCCAAACTAATGCTGATTACAGCGAAATACCAGAAGATATTGAATATTATATAAAAGAAAGTGTAATGGCAAAACAACCAGAACTTACTTTATGGGAGTTTATGGATACACGCCCTGACTTAGATTATGAGCGTTGGGCTATTAAAATAGGTAGTACACTTACTGAAACTTATGAAGCCAAACCCTTTGCTCGGTTAGATATAAACGAACAAGATTTCTACGATTTCATGAGTAACAACAAACAAACTTGTCAAAAAAAGTATTATGAACGTCGTCCCTACCATGGAAGCGGAGATAGTGAGTTGACTAGTAATTACCCAATGAAATGCGGGTATAATGCTAGAAATACTATTGAGTATAATTGGGGGCTTTATGGTGACTCAAATGAGCGCGTAAAAGAATTAATAGGTACAAGAGATGTATGGGAGAATATTATCGGTATCGACTACGATACTGCTTTGATTCGTCTCATGGCGTATCTGCCTGGTCAAACACTACCTTGGCATCATGATAATTTAGGAAACTGGTGTAGAAATAATAAACATCTTAACCCCGATGTTGACGCACAAATGTGTGATCTTGGTCCTATTAAAAGACACTTGGTTATGATCACTGATTGGCATTGGGGGCACGTTCTTCAAATTGAAAATTCATATTTTCCTAATTGGAAATCTGGTGAGCTTTATAACTTACCGATTCCTCGTCCTCATTGTAGCACTAATATGGGCATGAAACTCAAACTTACTTGTAGTATATCGGGAGCACAAATTAATGAAAACTTATCCTATTAAAGCTGATCTAGACTTATACGTTGATCCTTACGCAGCTATTCCACAAGAGATCATCAAACAAAATCCTTGGCACTGGGATCCACAAGAAACTAATCATAAAGATGGTGATTCTTTTCTTTACACTGATGCCTCTATCAACTGGTTTGGGCTTGCTGAATGGGCTGTTGCTGAAGCTAATGAAATTAGAACTCCACAAAAATATTGGTGGTGGGATGAAGAAAATGAACAAGCAATGCATGCTGATGAATCTGTTAATCATTGTCCTATTTTTGAAACTTGTACTCAGTGGATGGTTCAAAATGATTATAATGAGCACAATACTCGTTACTTTAAGTTTGCAAACCATGAATTAGGAGCTTTCTATGAACCACTTAAAGCTATGTTTGCCCATAAGCTTAAGGATATGACTATGAGTTTATTTGTACAACCACCTGGTCAAACTATGCCAACTCACGTTGATACCTTCTCCTCTTATATGAGAAAAACTGGAGAATATCCAGACTACTCAAAGCTGCGTAGGTATATGACTTTCGTTTCAGATTGGGATTGGGGACACTATTTTCACTATGGAAATCACATAATGCAGCCTTGGAAAGCAGGAGATACTTGGGATTTAGTACCTGGTATTTATCATGGGAGTGCAAATTGTGGTGTTACACCAAAAGTTACAATGCATTGGAGTGGTAAATGTATAGAATAGATATTAAAAAAGAATTTGAAGATATGTTTCCATGGCATTATGATGCCTTGTCTACACAAAAACAAGACTGTCCTAAATTAGGTACATTAGATTTTGATTTCAAACCTTTAGTTGAATTAGTATTTGAACTTTGTGAAAACCAAAACCCAAAAACAAGTGGTAAAGGATTTAGTCATTACTTTGAAAATAATAAGGTAAAAGAAAATTTAATCAACAGTAGGGACAACAAATTCAAAAAACTATTTGATACATGGATAAAGTCAAATTGGACTATAGACAATAGTTGTTATTATGAGTTTCATGATACCGAATTAAATGAGTTTTATAAACCGTTATTAGAAGCATACGAAAATAGAGTAGGTAAATTACAAAATGTACAACTACGTGTATTCGTTAAACCACCAATGACTGCGCTAGGCTTACACGCAGATACTTTTGGAACTTATAAAAGAAAGTATGACGTTAGAGAAAATGAAGTATTTCGTGCTATGACTTTTGTAGAAGATTGGGAATGGGGACACTACACACTAATAGGAAATGAAGTATGTCACCAATACAAAGCAGGTGATACCATTCAAATACAACCCAATGTTTTTCATTGTTCTGGAAATATAGGGTTTAATCCACAAATCACTATGAATATAACGGGGACAAAAACATGACAGAGACACAATATATTAAAAAGACACATGAGGAGATAGATCATTCATCTAATAGACTTCTCAATGTCGAGCATCTGCACCAACACCCTTACGATCCTGAAGTACTTGAGAGTATTAGAGACGATATACTAAAGCCCAGGACCTGCAAAGAATTTATGGATTGGTTAGAAACTCACCCACACTACGACATGGTTGCTGAAGCGAGTAGCCAGTTTATACGAGGCACCCATCAAGACGACTGTTTTTATCAATGTGCAAAGATTAACACTGACTGGAGTAATATAACTTCTCGTATACAAAAATATGCAGATGAGAATCAAATTAACGAAAAGTTTGATACAGGCTATACCAAAGAATGGCGAGTGTTTCCAATGAAGAAACAAAAAGAATTTGTACCGTTTAGGCACAATTCCGAACTTGATAATATGCGATCGCACGGGTTTACAAAACAATATCAACTCATTGAAGTAACCTTAACTGAGAACTTTCCTGAACTCAAACAGATTGAAAAACTTTTTGACTTTGAATGGGGCAAAGCAGATATAAATTATCAACCAACTAGTGGTCAATTTCCTAGGCACGTTGATTTCTTGACTACACCATTTAGAAGAGCTATTGAAACTGACTCTAAATTAGCAAATACAAAGTATAATCCATACACAAAAACACCAGAAGGTTATAGCATGACTAGGATCTTAATTGCTTTGGAAGATTGGGTTCCAGGTCAGATGTTTATGTTTGAGAATTATTCTTGGAATAACTGGAAAGCAGGAGATACAATAAATTTCGCATGGCACTCATGTAGACACTCTACAAGTAATTGTAGTTACAGACCTAGACCTTTGATGAAAATATCAGGTATGGTTAGAGATGACCATTGGTTAGCTAAGAAACAATTTAAGGAGTTTACATTATGATAAGATATACACTACTTAAAGAAAAAATGTTAAAAGACGTAGAGTCTTTACAAAAAGACGATTTCTATTTATTAGAAGGCAAATTAATCTTCAAGGAAGAACAAAAAAGTTTAGCTGCTAAGAACTATTTAGAAAAACACTACGGAACTGTTGAGGTGTTAAAAGCAAACAATCACTCACACTGGAGCAGCCAATACAAAATTGAATTGTATTTTACGAGTTTATCGGAAGGGATGCAAGCATGACAAAATTAGAACAAACTATGGAAATTTGGAATAATGTAAACACGGTGGATGATTTTATAAACTTTATAGAAAACCCTAACATTGATTACATGAACTGGTCTGCTAGTTTTGCTGATTCAAGTAAAAGTGGATATTGGATTGGGGCAAGAATCGAAAACTTACCTGACGTATCTCATTTGTTAGATAATAGCCCACAAATTAAGGCAACAGAATTAAGTTCTACAACTATGACTTCATCAGAGTTAGAATATCACAAGAATTTTAATTTTGGAAATGGGTATGATAGACATATACCAACACAAGATTTAATGAAGATCGCTGAATTACTAGGTTTTGAAGATCCTAGTGCGTATTTGAATAATCAACCTCCAGCTACACTAATGGGCAGACACGTTGATTGTATAACGTGTTTTTTACACGAACGAACTGAAGAACTTAAAAATCAAAAGTTTGACCGAGTAAGAAGGCAACCACAAGGAAGTAAAAATGTATGGAGATGCTTTGTTGCATTAGACGATTGGCACCCAGGACAAATAGTAAACTTTGAACCTAATTTTTGGACTCACTGGAAAAAGGGAGATGTTTTATTTTTTAATTGGCAATTTACTGCACACAGCACTGCAAACACGGGAGTACACAACAGACCTTTTTTGAAGATCACAGGCACTATGAAAGACGATCAGTTTGTATTAGATGCTAAAGAAAATCAAAATAAAATAAAAGTATTTAATATTTCTAAAATTAATTCATGATTGCTAAATGCTCCTTTTTAAGATAAATTATATCTCTAAAACAAAAAAGGAGCATTTACATGATCTGGAAGTTTTTTACCCTCAAAGTAGTGACTGAAAATGGGGTTACTCACAAAGCTACATGGAAAGAGCGTTTTCAGTGGTTGATGCGTGGGTGTCCTTTGCGTAGTGAACGTGTAGTAAAGCGGTACTGCGATTTAGTACATAAAAGGGCGCACCACTCTTAAAAATTATACTTTTTGATTGCCCAGCTGTTAATTTTTTGATAATATCTATATAGAAAATGAGATGAGGGATCATCCTCCGAGCAAAATCAGGTTGTTTTACAGGTTGAACTGCGAAAGTTAAAGTCGGTCAATGATCCAACGGAGTCACGGAAAGCGTCTCGCCCTGCATCACATTTTCGACCCTCGCTCTGGGTACGAGCCGGATCTCTCCGACAACGAGACGCAAGGCACGGTGTTAAGATTCCCAAGCCCCACCTAGAAGGCTGCTTGTAAAAACACGCGGGACTAGGCGCATTG